AATGTGTTGGGTACCATTGATCGGTCGGGGCGTATTCCCTATGGGCGACTGTCTGCTTCCACTACCAAGAGGTACGAAGAGTTTGAAGCGAACAAACCGTTTTACCACGAAATTAACGATTTGCTGAGGAAGCATCTGCCAGATAAGTTCAAAGTGCTCAATGACCGGTTCTCTCAGGTGGCCGACGAACGGTACAACCTGTTCGGCACTGCGTTCACGACCATCACAATTAACAACAACTTCCAAGTGGCCTACCACCGTGACGGTAACAACGCCCAGGGTGCTGTGGCGGTGCTGACTGTTATGGAGATTGGTGAGTGGTCGGGTGGGCAGTTTCTGCTGCCGGAAATCGGGTTGGGTTTTGAGCTGCGCGAGGGCGACGTGTTTATTGGCGATAACCAAGGGCTGATCCATGGGATGCTACCCGTCGAGACGCACAGTGCTGATGCTGAGAACATCATGTTCGTGTTTTACCAGCGAGACCGCATCATTCTAATGGATGGGCTCGACTGTGAGTCGTGCCGAAAGGATTTTCTGGAACATTCTGCCACACACTTGAAGCACAAGGGAACGGGGGAGCCGAAATGGGCTGGAAGCTGGGAAAACATGTGGAAAAGCAAAGAGTGGCGGCAATTTAAAGCCAAGAAAAAAATGGACCATTGCTCAGAAACAAACTATTGGTGTACCTGATCATTTACTTTTTTAAGAACCTGCTAGAATACACTTAGGCACTCAAAAACTATGAAAATTGCTGTAATTGGCTCTGAAGGCCGCATGGGTCGTCTTCGCCAGGAAATTTTGTCCAATCTAGGGGTCGAGGTCGTTCCCTTTGATGTAGGGTTCGATTTTACTCCTGTAGAAGAATGTGACGGTTTCTTTATCTGCACACCTTTATTTGCACACGAGGAAATGATCCTTCGTGTCGCAAAATACGCAAAACCGATCTTTTGCGAAAAACCTTTGGCGGGTTCCGTTAAAACCATAGAAGAGATATTCGATTGCTGCGAAAAGTTCGGTGCCGATCTTTACGTGGCGTGGCAACGACGTTTTCATAAACAATACCAAGACGCCAAATATTGTCTTGGGCAGGTTAAAAACGATTGGCGTTTGATGCACATTGTGAGCATGGATAACCCTTCCCCTCCTGATCACGTTCTTAACATCAAGAATTACATCCACTCGGACTTCATGGGTCATGACATTAACGAGATGCTGTACTTCTCGAATGGTGAGATGCCCGAGCGAGTGGAGGTGTTAGATAAAAAGATTTTTGGTGACAAGTTCGATTATTCCAAGGTGGTTTGTCACTTTTCCAATGATCGCGTGGCATATTTAGAAGGGTACACTCAGAACCCTGGCAACTACTATGGTCAAGACCTTCTGATCGCCACCCCGTCTTACATGGTGGATGTTCCCGGCGGGAAAGAAAAGAGGTCTTTCCCTGAGTTCTACAAAGATGCTTTCGAGGCAGAAGTGGAGATGTTCGTGTCCCTCGTTAAAGGAGAGACAAAACTGCCGTCGCAGCGAGAGCAAAACGTCTCAACAGCGAAAGTCATTGAGATGGTGATTCAAGAGTCGAACAAAAACTACCCGATTGAGGTATTTGGCAACGGTAATTTTGGTTCTTTCCAGATTGAGAATGCCTCAGATGTGGTTAATTTTGGGTCTCTAAACACACTTCACTCGGGTCGTTCCATTCAGGAAGTATGCGCTGACCCGACAGTTCGTCGTGCTTATGTTTGCACTCCTGACTCATCTCACGATGCTATCGCTCTGGAATTGCTGCAAGCAGGGAAAGGAGTGCTTTGTGAGAAACCCGTCTTTAACCTGGATGCCTTGATTGCGGCTGCGGATTACCACAACGCACCTTTCATGATGGGTTTCCAAAGAAGGTTTGATGTTCGCTACACAGAAGCAGTCAAGTGGGTGCAGCAGAATGGTGCAGCAGATGTGGTTGTTCGTAGCCACGATCCGGTTCCGTTCGATTCAGATTCCAAGTTCGTTATCGCAAACTCGTTAATCCATGACTTTGACACTCTGAACTGTTTGTTCCCTTCTTCAACATTTAAGCCGACTAAAGTCGAAGCCAACGGGTCCACAATCAAAGTTTGGGTCACAGTGACAACCCCTTCGGGAGTGGTTAATGCCATGTTGGACTATCGGAAAGAGTGGCCCACCTACCTTCAGGAGGTTGTTGTTGACGGGAAATCCTTCGGTTTTGACTACACTCTGGAACCAGGTGTGAAGGTTTTCGCCTCCTATTCAGATGCGTATAAGGCCGAGTTTGTCAGTTTCTCCAAGATGGAAACTTTTGATCCGACTTTGGCAGATTCCTACCGTCCTACGGTTCAAATGGTTCTTGATACTCTGGCTCTTCTGGCATGAAAACTGCGACACGTACCGATTGGCGTTTGCCTGAAAACCGAATTGAAGCATTTACTCGGGTGGCCCACACCCGAGCGGTGATGGGGGATCTCGACTTCCACCATAACAGCTGGGTCATCACTGAGGAGATGGGTCTTGGCAATGAAGAGAAGGCGATCTTTTGTCTTCTTTATGGGCAATCCTATCGCAACCACTGGGCGATGATCGCAACCCAGTTGGATCTGTATAACATGCCCCACGACAAACTCGTGGAATGGCACAACGAACACTGGTTTCGCATGAAATTCGGCAACGACACAAAGTGGAACATTCGTCGTTTCCCCCCGTTTGTGCAAAGCATGAGAGAGGTTTGCGGTGGCAGCGTCTACGACTATCTGTACGATGCTGCTCACGTCGGGTCTACCGAAGAAAATTTCTACTCACTGAATAAAGCTCTGAGGGAAATCAGTTCGATCGGTAGGATGACTGCGTGGCTCACCATGCAAACACTGTACCATATTTTCAGATGGGACATTGACCATTGGGATCAACAGTTGTATGACGACGGTACTTGGTCTCAATATGATTCTATCTGTTACTTATTTGATCGGATGGACATCATTCGGAAAAAGAAAGACGAGAACGGAAACATCGTAAAGTACACCCCCACCAAAAAGGATATTTCGGTTATCGAGGAGTACGGCGAGACTTTGATGAAAGAGGTGAATCGCAGAGTGCCGATTCATCTGGATATTTACGGAATCGAGTCGGTTGAGTGCGAGTATCGTAAAACTGCCTATGGCCCAAAGATCAAAGAATACACCTTCTGGGCCACAAACGAGCAACTGGAACAATATGCAGAGTTTCGGGAACTATGGGACGTTTACAAAGGTCCTGGCAAAGTTGACTGGGATCCCTTCGTTTTGGGTTTTTTAACGAAAGCTCAAGATCTGGTTGATGACTACGGTTACGATAAGTCTTACTTTAAAGTGGTGACGGACCATGGCCTCAATCTAAACACACACTTCTTGTACAAAGACGAACCGGATGCCCACAAACTGCTGAAGCTCCCTAAACATGACTCTGAAGGATTGCGCTTGATGAAGAACGATTGGGCTCGTATTGGCGAGACCCGAGATACAGAGGAGCTGAAACGCAAGTACAATCCGCTGCACCAAATCACGTTCAAACCAAAAAACCACCCAGGTTGGTCGGATAATCTGATTCGGACCGAGGTTTACAAAGGGTTTGGGTAAACTATTATAGTGTTGCAGACCTACTCTACCCAGACCAATGTCTGCTTACCAAAAACTGAAATGTTAAAGGGTTATTATGTCTAAAAAAATCAAAGTGGCCGTCGCTGGTGTCGGCAACTGTTTCTCTTCGCTCTATCAAGGCATCGAGTATTACAAAGATTTCGACGAGAACGTTGAGGGGATGATCCCAGGGGTTATGTTCCCTCGGATCGGAGGTTACCACCCCGCTGACATCCAGATCGTGGCTGCTTTTGACGTGGATCGACGTAAAGTCGGTCGCCCAGTTGGAGAGGCTATTTTCGCCAAACCCAACTGCGCTCGCGTTTTCTGCTCAGAGGTTCCCGACGGTCCTGTCGTTCAAATGGGTCCTGTGTTTGACGGTGTGAGCGATTACATGCTTGAGCAACCTGAAAAATACGGTTTCCGTCTTTCAAACGAAATCCCGGTGAATGTGGTTCAGGTTCTGAAAGATTCCGGTGCAGACATCCTGCTCAACTACATGCCGGTTGGCTCACAGATTGCCACTGAGTTCTATGCTCAAGCCTGTCTAGACGCTGGTGTGGCTTTCCTTAACTGCATCCCCGTCTTCATCGCTTCCGATCCTGTCTGGGAGCAGAAATTCATTGACGCTGGCCTGCCCCTTATCGGTGACGATATGCGCAGCCAAGTGGGTGCATCCATTATGTCTCAAGTGCTCCAAGAACTGGCGTTCGATCGCGGAGCTGTCGTCAAATACCACCAACAAATTAACATCGGTGGTAACAGCGACTTCCTTAACATGATGTCGCAAGAACGCCTGGCGAGCAAGAAAATCTCGAAAGAAAACGTCATTCGTGCCCAGAATGACCTGCGTGGGATTCCGGTCGATGATGAGGCATTATTTGCTGGTCCGTCCACCTGGATTCCTTTCCTGAAGGATAATAAGGTCGCTCACTTCCGCATTGAGTTGGAAGGTTTTGGTGGTGCTCCCATTGAGATTGATGCGAAGTTGTCTGTTCAGGATTCGGAAAACTCCGCTGGTGTCGTCATTGACGCCATCCGCTATCTGAAAGTAGCCCGTGAAATGGGTGTGGTCGGTGCCCTCCGTGGCCCATCTGCCTGGACTCAAAAAACTCCGCCGCAGCAAATGCAGTATGCAGACGCCAAAGCCGAGTGTGCAGCACTGGCCAACCGCGACCTGGATGGGCTGAAAGCACGCAACACAGTGCGTTCCGATCGCGATTCGGTGAGGAGCTGAAGAATGTATTTGCCACCGTGGGCTTTCCCTACGACTATAAATACGTTTGACTTCGATGGTGTGGTGTACTTCGGGAGAGAGAATCCCGGGGTACGCCCCTCCCCGGGTGACCTAATCATCACAGGTCGCTCATACGAGGAACGAAGCAAAACCGAAGAGTGGTGTGCTCGCTACGGCATCACCAACGATATAATCTTCAGTCAGATTCCTTTGGCACTCAAGACTCGGGAAATCTCTGGTTACCACAAAGCACTTACTCTGAGGGAACTGCAAAAATCCATGAAAATTGCGATCCACTTCGAGGATGACCCAATCCAGAAAGAAATCATTGAGTCAATGGTTCCTGATGTCAGAGTCGTTCACCTCGTACACGAACTCACGGAAAAATGATTCACTATGTTGTCCCAACGTATCAAAGATACGAGATCGTAAAAGAAAAAACCATACCGCAACTGAATCGGCTAGGAGTTTCAAACAGTGAGATAACTCTGTTCGTAGCTTCCGAGGAAGAGAGCAAGTTGTATCGAGAAAGTATCCCTGCCGACGTTAATGTCGTTGTCGGTGTTCTCGGCATCGGACGTCAAAGAGTCTTCATCAACGACTATTTCCCATCGGGAGAGAAAATTGTTTCCGTCGACGACGATGTGGAACTAATGCAAAAGGCCGAAGGGAAGGTCAAACCTCTAGAAACTCCTCTGCCTGTTCTGGCTGAGAGAGCATTTGCTCTTTGCGAAAAGACGGGTGCTCGATTCTGGGGGACTGTGACCAGCAGTAATGGTTTCTTCCAGAAACATGAGGTTGTCTATGGTCTGAGGGATTGCACGGGAGCTTTGTTTGGGGAGTATGCTCAAGAAAAAGACTGTCATTCGTCACTGAATAGCTGCGAGGACAGCGAAAAGATTTTTCTCCACTACCGTAAATACGGTGGGATCCTGAGGCTGAACGATGTGTGCGGTAAGAACAAGTACTACTCTTCAGGTGGGGTGAATGCTTTCTACGAGGGCAAAGACAAACGACTAAAGGATTATCTCGAGAATCTTAAAATTCTTGTGCAGCAGCACCCTGATCTTGTCGCAATCAAAGAGAAAAATCTCGATCAACCAGAGAAAGGTCTGACCAAAATCAAACTAAAAACAGTCTCACGACACCCGTCATTGCTAAACCTACCATGAAAATTATTGGCTTAATCGGTGAACCCGCTGCGGGCAAAAGCACTGTGTTTCGCAACTTGACTGCGAGTTTGGGTAAGGGGACTGTGCAGAAAGAAGGGTTGGTCGTGTACACGGCTTATCCTGATGACAAGGTGTTCGTCGCTGGCATCTACGATGATGCCGTGTTCTCAGGCACAGACCGGCTCAGCAAAGGGTGCGGACCAAAGTATCGGGAGTGGCTCGCCGCTAAAATCGCTGACCCGAGTTATGCCGACTGGGTATTTTACTGGGAGGGCGAAAGATTCTCCAACAGTAAATTCTTTGATTTTTTCTTTAATGAGTGCTCCGAGGTAACTGTATACTACCTGCAAGCTGACGAAAACACGCTAAACGAGCGGAATGCCGCACGGAGCAATCAAAACCCAACGTGGCGCAAGGGCATGGCCACTCGGATGAGGAATCTCAGAGAAGGGTATCCCGTGGTGGTTGTGGAACAGGGATTCGCGCTGCCTTGAAATCTGAGGAGGTGCGGAGCACCGACTGTTCGCGAAGCGAACTTTAAGCCGGTTAACCGCCCTTTACATCGCTCTGCATTTACTGTATGCTTAAATGAGGGTAAGATCATCAAAGAGTTGATTGAAAATGGGCAACCGTTGCAACCAAGGAAAAAGCTGCGGGGCGACGTGTATCAACAGGGGTAAGTCCTGCGAGGTTACTCTTGGTCAGCAGATTAACCAGAATCTGTCGAAAGCGAAGACCGCCATCGAGAGAGTGGAAGCTCGTCTGAGCCCCATGGCTGCGCATAATGTTAACTGGACTCCTCTTGAAGCGGCAAAATGGTTGTTGAATAATGAGGATAGACTACAACGGTTTGAGATTGACCCAGAAGGTGGCCCAAAAACTGCCTGGTTTGTTGGGCAAGAACCTGGTGCGACTTTAGATACCGTTCAGAGAGATTTTCCTTCCACTTGGCAGAAAATGGTTGAATCGAACCCTGCGTTCGCCAAAATGTCAAAAGGTGAGTATCAACAGTATTTGTTGGACCATCCGGAATATCTTGTTCGAGGTCAAAAGAATTGGTTCGAGGTTACGAAAGTTATTGGCAGAGAAACAGGGAAAAAAGTAAATACCGGGTTTGATCGTAAAGATCCCGTTTTAATTGAGCAGTTAAATCGAGGAGAAGTGCCTAAAGGACTGAGGACGGAAGGGATTTTAAAAGAGGTTGCAGCTAAACGATGGTCTCCTGGGACTTACGTAGCAAAAGCAGGGCGAGCCTTAAAAGCATCTGGGATGGAGGAGGCTCATTTTTTGAATCCTTCGATTCTTTCCGCACCTGGTGAAAAGTGGCCATACAAAAAATTGTTTCAAGATGCGGGTTTGCCTGTTCCGACTCGTTACAAAACTCGGCAGGAATGGATGAAGCATAGTTTGCAGACTCGTGGTCGGATTCTTGAAGAACAGATCCGCAGCAAGAAACCGGAAGTGGTTTATTTCGGCGGTGCTTTCAATCGTGCGTTGTTTGATAAATTGGCGGGTGGCGGCAAAGTGCGGACGGAGGTGGTTAAGTGGGAGTCAAAATCTGGTGCTCCTCAGGAGACCGAATTCCGGAGTGTTCAACTTGGTCCGACTCGTTTGATCTTGGGTCCTCATTTTAACAGTCAACAGAATAACGCAGTGTGGCGGATGCAGGAGAAGTTGATGCGGGGTGAGTGATTGTTTGCCGCGCGTTTACGGTGCGGGTGCTCTTTATTTTGACTTCCTTGCTTGTCTTCTACGTGCTAGCTCCTCGACTGCAGCTGCGTAGGCTATTTCAAAGCAAACGGGTTTGCCCGTTAGTGACCTTTCGGCCATGATATCCCATGCCCTGGACTCTAGTCTAGTCATTTTGAGGACGAGTCGTTTTTTCCTTTTGAGCATTATCTTGTCCTTTTTTTGGAGTAGTATTTAGCACGGGCAGCGGCGTTTTTCTCTCGCCAAATTTCGTTCTCTGCTTCACGAGTTGCGAGCTTTTCTTCGAGTAAGTCTTCGAGAGTGGGCTCTTCCAGTTTGTTGATAGTGAGGTATAGTTCTTTTTCAAATTCGTCTGCTGACCAGTTTCGATACGCTTTTTCGATTTCCA